CCTTACTTATTCGCCGAATCTAAACCAGTCGGTGTCGTACCTGGTGAATCTAACGCTAATCCAAATCCTGGTATTACGAAGGAACAATTTAACAAAATGTCTTACAAGGATAGGGTAGCGTTACAGGAAAGCGATCCGGCTCTCTACACAGAATTATCTAACTAATTAACAACAAGGAGACCATCCAACAATGGCTAACGAAACAAAACTCGCTAATATTATTAATCCACAAGTTATGCAAGATATGGTATCTGCTGGCTTGCCTAAAGCATTAAAATTCACACAATTCGCATCTGTAAACGAAGACCTTAAAGGTGTTCCTGGCGATACTATCACTATTCCAGTATGGGCTTACATCGGTGCGGCTGAAGACGTTGCAGAAGGCGCAGAAGTGTCTACTGTAACTATGTCCGCATCTACTAAATCTGTTCAAATTAAGACAGCTGGTAAAGCTATCACATTGACAGATAAAGCAGTTAACTCTGGTTTGGGTGATCCTGTCGGTCAAGCTACTCATCAATTATCTTTATCTATGGCAGACAAAATCGATAACGATGTATTAGCAGCTCTAGCTACTACTACTTTGGCAGCTACTTCCGCTAAAGTTATCTCTTATGAAGGCGTTGTAGCAGCTGTCGATAAATTGAACGAAGAAGGCAACACAGACAAAGTATTGTTCGTAGCTCCTAGCCAAGTAACTACTCTTCGTTTGGACCCTAACTTCATCGATCGCAACAAATATAATGCCGACGTTATGATGAACGGTGAAATCGGTATGATTGCTGGCTGTCGTGTAGTTGCATCTCGTCGTATCGATGATTCTAAAGCTACTATCGACAACTTCATCGTATGCTTGTCTCCAGAAGTAGAAGACGGTACTCCAGCTCTTCCAGCTGTTACTATCTACACTAAAGCTGAAGCTATGCTTGAAACTGAACGCCATGCTAAAGCATTGTCTACTGACGTAGTAGTATCTGCACACTATGCTGTAGGTTTAACAAACGAATCTAAAGTCGTAAAAGCAACATTTAAAAAATAATAAGGGTTAAATAATCATGGATCAAATAAAAGAACTCATTCGCTTCACGACTCATTTTAATGTGACACCGGAATATGACAACGTTCTTCAATATATCTATGATACGGAACGGCAATATCTTCTTAATATTCTTAATCAAGAAGAGTTGCCGTCCGAACTCTCTGGATTACTCGATAAAAGAGTAGCCGCAAGGTTTATCGATCATCATAAGGATATCATACTCAAGGAAGCCGACTTACAACCTATTAAACGGTTAAAAGAAGGCGATATGGAAATCGAATTCGACGGCGATAATACCTTACATTATTTAACTTCTCTCATTACTAAATGGACTTCTCTAGAAGGTACAGATATAACATGTTATCGACAATTAAAATGGTAGCTCGTCAACATTTCGAGCGTCTCTATACAGATACATGTATTCTTACTGAACAGAAGAAAGCCATTCAAGATCCTCTCACTGGCATAATTAAGAACGGCGAACTCGAAGCAATTAGTTACCCTTGTCGAGTTTCATTTAAGGCTCTTCAGACTAACGATATCGTTAATAAGCTACCATCATCTTCGCAGACCGTAGTCTTATTCATTTCGCCCGACGTCGAGATTAAGCCAGGTACCGATATCGAAGTGATACGTAATAATCGACATTTCGCTTATACAGCTTCCTCACAAGTAGCGCTATACAATACTCATCAAGAGATCCAATTAACGCTCAAGAGTAAACATAATGGCTAACGTTACAGTCGATCTTTCCGGTTTTGAAGAACTATTAAGAAGAACACAAGAGCTTCAAAATAACGTATCTTCATTAAACGAAGAGATCACCGATAACTTAGCACAACATTATTTAGCCGAAGCTATAGCGAATACACCAGTCGGAGCGATAGCGATATCGCCGGACGGTAAATACCGTTCCGAATCGGAACACATGAGACGATCCTGGGAAGCAGAACGTATTAACGATACTACCGTTAAGGTACAGAATTCAGCTTCCTATGCATCCTATGTAAATGACGGCCATCGACAACAACCAGGACGTTTTATCCCCGTATTAGGTAAACGTCTTACTAAGTCGTTTGTTAAAGGCTTACATATGCAAGAGAAGGCAGAAGCGGCTACGAGAAGAGCTTCAGATAAGATTATGAAGAACGCGCTCGACGACTACTTATCAACGTGGAGCAAATAATGAACTATATTAACGAAATCATCGACGGCATAGCTAAATCATTATTTAACTCTTTTAAATACCCTATATATATCGACGAGATTAAATCAGATGCACAATTTCCTTGTTTCGTAATAGAGACACTTAATACAGAACAGAAGCATTTACTAGACATTCGTTATGAACGCAGAAATGACTTCGATATTATGTTCTTTATTTCAGACGACGACTATATCGAAGAGCAAAAGGTACAGATTAATCCCGTAACGGAGAGCTTATATTTCGACCTCGAATATATAACACTCTCTGACGGATCTCTCCTTAACGGTATCGATATGAGTCACCGTATAACGGACGGCATCCTACATTTTAAAGTCTCTTATGAATATCACATCTTAAAAGTGTTAGATAAAGATCCTATGCTTACATTAAATCAAAATCAAGAGGTAACAGATAATGCCAAGAACAAAGAAAACTGATGAAGTAGTATTGGAGAACACAGTGAACGAAGATACTGCTCCAGTACCTACTTTTAGCCCAGAAGTAATTATTGCTTCTGAACGTTTTAAACAATATGCCGACTTAATTGCCGCTGTCATCGAAGATCGTGAATACAGCATCGAGGAAGTTGAA